GATTTTGGTGTAGTGTTATAGCCGGTCTATCTGTTACGATAGTACTGTATAACATTTTATTGAGGATTATATGAAGAAAATAATAGGTATCTGCGGGTTAATAGGTCATGGAAAAGACACAGTAGCAGGTCACTTAATTGAAAACGGATTTCAGAGAATTAGTTTTGCAGGAGTACTAAAAGATGCATGTGCAAATATATTCGGATGGGATAGAATTCTTTTAGAAGGTAACACATCAGAGAGCAGAGTATTCAGAGAACAAGTAGATGAATGGTGGGCAAAGAGATTAGATATCCCTAACTTTACACCAAGATGGGCTTTACAACATGTAGGCACAGACGTATTCAGAACACATTTTCACCCAGATATTTGGGTAGCGGCTTGTGAAAGACAAGTTGAACTAACAGACAAAAACGTAGTCATTTCTGATTGCAGATTTTACAATGAATTAGATGTAATTAAACGATTAGGCGGGAAAACTAGTGTAGTATGGCGTAAAGAAAAGCCTGAATGGTGGGACAATGCATGTAAGTCTAATCAATCAATTTCTGATAATATGATTGATCCTATGAAGCGATATCCAGATGTACACAAAAGCGAGTACAGTTGGGCTGGATGGGACTTTGATATAGAATTTGACAATTCTAAAGACTTGGAACATCTATATAGCCAAGTTACAGATGTATTGTCTACGTAGTTAATTCAAAAACAGCCACTTTTTTGCATTTTTCGATAAATAGTAGTAGCAATAACAGAATTTTGCTACAATGCAATTTATATAATTAAGGAGAAACAGAATGCCTACATTAGTATCACCGGGCGTGTCAGTTGTTGTTAGTGATGAGTCGCAATATGCGGCCGCTACACAAGGTACACTTCCACTACTAGTCGTTGCTACGGCAACAAATAAAACAGACGCATCTGGTTCAGCAATCGCATCTGGAACACTTGAGCAAAACGCCGGTGTTGCATATCTGGTTTCTTCACAACGAGAATTAGTTGAGACTTTCGGCGAACCTGTGTTCTATGAAGTTGGCGGATCGGTTGTGCAAGGAGCAGAGACAAGTGAGTATGGCCTATTAGCGGCGTACCAATATTTAGGAGTTTCAAATAACGCCTATGTTGTACGTGCTAACGTGGACATGTCACAATTAGAAGCGACTTCAATAGAACCAGCTGGCGCAATTACAAATGGAACATATTGGCACGATACTTCATCGTCTGATTTTGGTATCTTTAAACATGACGGTACGAACTGGAACGCAGTTACACCTAAAGTATTAACAGATGCACCAGGAACAGGAAATGTTGAGGCTATCAACGCTGATGGTTTTGCATCACCGAAAAACACATTCGGTTCTGCAGGAGATATTGCCATTGTAACATCAACAACAAAGATTACTTACTGGGAAAAAGTAGGTGTTAACTGGGTCATCGCAGGTGACACTGGTTCATCAGATTTTCAATGGGCGCCTTTCGCACCAACACAAAAAGCTGATGGCGTAACCAACTTAGCAGGTGGCGAAATCTATGTTAGACTTACAAAACAAGGCGGTGGTTTAGATTTATCAGCGGCTGTTTATAATTCTACTACAGGTTTATGGACATCAGTTCAAGCACCATTATACTCTACAGACGATATCGCAAGTTCATCATTAATTGATGAAGGTGATATCTATGGACGTTACAACGCATCATTAGGATTTGTTGAACTACGTAGACATACAGGTAAAGTAGCTACAACAATTACAACAGGTCAAATCCCTGATACTTCAAGTATTACTGCTGACTTCACAGTTGAAGGCACACAGTTTAATGTTACTGCGGTAACACTAGATGCACTTGTAGTACAAATGCAAATGAACACAAACTTAAATGCGGCTAATGTTTCAGTTGAAAAAGTTGGCGCAGACAAAGTTAGATGGACTAAATCAGACGGTTTAGAACTAAACGTTGTATTTACTTCTGGTTTCAATGCAATGGGATTAGCAGTTTCAAACAATGTTGACAGTGTTTGGGCAGACCTATCATATGAAGCATCAGCGGCTACACCTAAAGGTGCAGTAGCAGAAGGAACTCTATGGTTCGATGCAGATTTAAAAATTGAAATACTTAGAAATGCTTACGTAGGTGGCGTTCAGACTTGGCAACAACATGCTTGGTCAGAAGACGCTGACGGTATCATGGGCAATGAACTACAACTACGTTCAGGTATGCCAACAAAACGTAAAGATGGCACAACAAATCTATTCACTGGCGACATTTGGGTAGATAGTGATGCTATGCCTTATCCACATGTCTATCGTTGGGACGGTGGCAAATGGGTTAAACTAGATAATGCTGACCAATCATCTAGCAATGGTATCGTGTTTTCTCATTACTCAGAAATGGCACCATATGATGCAAACGGAAATATCAACTCACGTACTGCACATGCCAAAACAGCAAACCCTGAATTACATCCAGACGGTATGCTAATGGTAAACATGGATTACTCTACTTACAATGTTAAAAAATATGTTAACGGTAAGTGGGAATGGGCATCAGGTTCTAACTTAGATGGCTCAGGTAAATTCGGAAAAGATGCACAACGTAATATGGTTGTGGAAGCTATGCAGGCGGCAATCGCAGGTAACGATGGTATTCGTTCAGAATCAGTTTACTTTAACTTGATTGCGGCTCCTGGTTATCCAGAACTAATGGACGAAATGATTGCTCTAAACAAAGATAAGAAAGAAGTTGCTTTCGTTATTGGTGATACACCAATGGACTTGAAATCAGATTCTACATCTATGAAAAATTGGGCAACTGATAATGTTCCAGCAGAATCATATGCAGGCGTTTATTACCCACATGGTCTTTCAACAGACTTATCAGGTAACGATGTTGTTATTCCATCATCAGCAATCGCACTACGTACTATTGCATTCTCAGACCAAGTATCATTCCCATGGTTTGCTCCAGCGGGCTTGACACGTGGTGTTGTGACTAATGCAAGTAAAGTAGGTTATGTAACAGATGAAAACGAATTTGCACAAGTTCGTTTAAGTAATGGACAACGTGACGCACTTTACACTTCACGTGTTAATCCAATCGCAGACCTTCCAAATCAAGGTCTAGTAGTTTATGGTCAAAAAACAGCACAGGCATTTGCATCAGCACTTGACCGTATTAATGTTGCGAGACTTGTAAACTATATGCGTTTCAATTTGGATCAATTATCTCGTGGTTTCTTATTCGAACAGAATGATAAAATCACACGTGATAACATGCGTGATGCAGTAGAACGTTTCTGTGGTGAACTAGTAACTAACAGAGGTCTATATGACTTCTTAGTTGTTTGTGACGAATCAAACAATACTCCGGCTCGTATCGATAGAAATGAGTTATGGGTAGACGTTGCAATTCAACCAGTGAAAGCAGTAGAATTCATCTACATTCCACTACGTATCAGAAATACAGGCGAATCTTTAGCATAAACTAAAGAAAACCAATAAAATCTTTAAAAACCCGGCAGTAATGTCGGGTTTTTTATTAACTACAACTTTAATTATTCGCATAAAAGATAAATACTCTTATATAAAGTAAAGTTTCGAAACTTTTTAGGAGACAAAAACATGGCAAGAACATTAAATACTTTCGGTGTACCTACAGACAGTGGCGATGGCGTAACTGGCTCAGGTATTCTACAGCCTAAATTAAACTATCGTTTCCGTGTTCAAGTAGCAGGTTTCGGTGGTGTGGCTACTAACACTACTGAATTCACAAGACAAGTTATGAACGTAACACGTCCAAAGATTACACACGAATCAATCCCTGTAGATTCATATAATTCACGTATGTATATGATGGGTAAACACACTTGGGAACCTATCACAATTACTCTACGTGACGATATTGCAAACAATTTAACTAAACTAGTAGGTAGACAAGTACAATCGCAGTTGAACCACAGAAATCAAGCTGGTCCGGCGGCAGGTACTAACTACAAGTTTTCTACATTAATTGAAATACTTGACGGTAACTCAGGCAACCCTAACGAGCAATGGCAACTAGAAGGTTGTTTTGTTCAGAATGCAGATTATTCTCAGTCAGATTACTCAGTTTCAGATCCAGTAACTATCGCACTTACATTACAGTACGATAACGCTGTATTCACTGATACTGAAATTATGCCTGATACAACATTTACAAATAATTCAAGCATTCTTGGTTAATCTTGAGGTAGGCTATTATGGCTACAGAGAGACAAGGCGGTTTTAACTTAGTTGGCAACAATGTTATAAGGGATAGCAGTAATGCCAGAAAAAGATTTGGGTTCGACGGTGTCGGACCCATTACTACAGCTCCAAAATTTGGAGATATGTGGTATGTGGAATTCCACTCAGTTGATTCAGCATTTCCAGGTCAATCACTTCCAAATAACAGATTCGTTAAATCAGTAGGTGGTATATCTATTGCCACTTCCACTGTGCCAATCGATAGGTATGGTAAACGAGTATACGTTCCTACACGTGTAGATTTTGGTGAAGTATCAATTAGTATGTACGATACTATTAATGGTGATACTTTTCAGTTAATGAATGGTATCTATAATAGATTTTTTAAGAATGGTGCTATACCAACCGATACTGCAAACATAGAAAAAAGTCTCGCTGATATCAATCAAGGTAGAAAGTTCCCAGAATTAGGAAAATCATTTCATCAAAGTTTTGAAAAAGTTGTAATATTTCACTTCTTTGGTAACTTAGATGGTGAACCAAAGCAAACAGATTTCACTGGCACTGTGCATGACCAAGTAGGCACAGGAAAAATTCAAAAAATTACACTAGTTAACCCTTTAGTTACATCTATTAATTTCTCACCGAGTGATTATGCTGATAGTACACTAAAGATGATTGACTTTAATCTGCAACCAGAAAATGTCACATTCGAAACAGTTACAGATGAGATAGCATTCCCTAGATGGATGACAGATGGTCAACCATATATACTGGAATCTTTAGTTAGTCAATCAAGTATGCGTGACACAGAAGCAGGAACAAATGAATGGAATAATAAACTTAACGACCTATTAGAACAATTTAAGAAAGAACCAAGTGGTGTTAATGAAGCAAAGAACGAACCACAAGAACTTCCTTTCTGGTCAAGAAACACTACAACATCTTCACTTGCTAATCAAACTGCTGAATCAGAGGCGCTTATTAATAAACAAAAACAAGATGAATTAACTGCACTATACAATGCAACACAGATGAATAACTTATCTACATTAGGAAGAAAAGACGGTATAGATGTTGGTCAACAATTCAGTTCAGAACAACTAGAAGGGTTTTCATCGGTATTAGATGCACAAAATGAGATAGCAGAAGCAGAATTTGAAGAAGCAAAGTCAAGACACCAGTTTATTGAAGCAGTTCCGACTGATTCTAGATTTAGTGATCCATTTGTTCCAGAAACAAAATATCCTCAAGTGGCAGATTTTGCTAATCTTGGTAATACTTATGATGGCGGTACTGGATCATACGGTGCAAGTAACTTAGGCGGAGCAATTAAAAACGAATTAGTAAATGCTTTCTTCAATGGAAGAAGTATTAATTGGGGTAACATTAGAAATTCAGCGGCTCAAGGTATTATAGGAAATTCAGGTATCGGTTCTTTACAGAATTTAAGTAAAACAAAACAAAGTAAGTTCGGTATCTTGGGTGATTTAGTTAGAGACGGTATTAATAATTCAAGCAGAAAAAGTGGTGGACAAGTACAAACTACTACAGTCCCTTCAAATGGAACATCGTCAACTGCAACTGCAAACAACAATGCACAATCTTCTATTAATGTGCTAAAAAATTTAACAAGAGGTTTATAATATGGCGTTCGATATAGATGTATTAAAGGCAAAATTCCGAAAGAAAGGCTTCACAGAAGCCAAGTCAGATGCATTTGCTAGAGAAATAACAAACGTAGCAAGAAGTTATGGACTAAATCCTTATCAACTAGTCGATGAAATTAAACCTAATTTTGATTTAAATGATTTAGGCGCATTTGTAATTAATAGTTCTTTGAGATTTGGTTATCAGACTGGTAAAATAACACCATCTAAACCTAACGCTATGGTCCAAAGAGCAATTATTACATGAGACAAAAATATCATCAAGGAAAATATACAATAAGAAACCCACAGAAGTACTCTGGAAGGGGTGAACCAACTTTTAGAAGTAGTTGGGAATACACTTTTATGAATTTCTGTGATGATAACCCAAGTGTAGTAGCATGGGCAAGCGAACCTTGTAAGATTACATATCAGAATCCACTAAATGGTAAAGTTACTGGATATGTTCCTGATTTTGTTATTGTTTATATGGATAAAAAAGGTAATAAGAATGCAGAACTAGTTGAAATTAAACCTGCAACACAATCTAATCCAGAATTTGCTAAAAGAAGAACAGACAAAGCGGCTGTAGTACAGAACTTTGCAAAATGGGATGCGGCTACTCAGTGGGCAAAGAAAAGAGGTATGCGTTTTCGTGTATTGAATGAAGGCGATATATATCAGAATACTAGAAAACCTAAGCCTGTCAAAAGAAAAAAGAAATAATTTTAGTGATAAGTTACAATGATAAATAATATTAACTACTGATATAATTGGAGTAACAGATGACTAAAAAACTAGAAGAAACGTTTAATATCTCAGGACAAGATGACAATGAGAATGAAGCCGAACATGAAACGCCTTCTATAGAAGAATCTAACGAAATTTCCGAAATTTTAAATACTGAAATGAAAAATGCAGAGAAAATCGATGCATCACTTCCTATGGTATCAGATTTAAATGAACATGACAGAGAAATGGACGATATTCATGGAAAAGCCATGCAAACATTTGAAGATTTACTGCAATTAGGTATGAATGTAGAAGTACACGCTGGCGCAAAGATACTTGAGACAGCAAATCAGCTATTAAAGACAGCAAAAGAAGCCAAAGACAGCAAAGTAGACAGAAAACTTAAGATGATTAACCTACAGTTGCAAAAAGCGAAGCTAGACCATCAAAAAGATAGGGATACCAGCAAAGATGACAACGAATTAGAGTCCGAAGGCTCTCTAAACCTCGATAGAAACGAATTATTGAAGCGTATTGCTAATGCACAAAAGGTTGCAGATGAGGTAACCGGTAAAAAGTCAGAAAAAAATAACAAAAATGATAAATAAGAGTAGTACGTTGGAGAGCAACATGAAACAATTTAAAGAGTTTTTAACAGAATCAGAAAAAGAACATAAATTCACAATGCGTTTTTGCTGTGAATTAGATACTAATGCAGAAGATAGAATTGAAAAGTTTCTAGGCAAATATGACCTTAGAACTATGTCTAAAACATCTACTACACCAGTATCAAAGAACCCAATGTTCTTTAAAGAAGTAGAAAATTCAGAAGTATCTAAGATTGATGTTGTTACAGGATATCCTGTATCAGCCGATATCTTACGTCAACAACTTTCTGATTTGTTAGGTATGCATTTAACACACGTTGCTGTACATCCAGAAGGATGGGAGCCAACTGAGGAAGAAGCAGAAGAAAATAAAGAAGCAAAACTTACTTCCGAAGAAGAATCAAAATCAGACGATGGTGAAAACTATGGTCGTACTTTTGTAGATGACTTTCTAAAGTCTTTGACACCAAAAGAAACAGAGACAGTAGAAAATGAATTAAGTCCAAAAGAAGTACGAGACCAAGCACCAGAACAAATGGATACAGAAGAAAAATCTAGTCCATCTGTTATCTCAGGAGATGAAAAATGAGCAAACATTATAATTTAACTGTTACTGATGATAACGGAAAATCAGTTACTACTTCAAACACAAGCACAGAGCATTCAGAAGAAATTTTACGTATGATGCATTTAGCAGGTATGCAAGATTCATCATGTGGTTGTGAAGAAAGTATCGAAGAAAATGAATATCAACCAACACCAAAGAATGACAAGTTAGATTTAGATGATTATTCTAAAAAATCACCAGAAAGTATTTCAAAACAACCTAAGAAATTACAACCTTCAAAAGGTGATAACCCATTAGAATATTCTTTAGATGAAAATGAAATCTTTGAATCACTAATGTCTGAAATGGAAAAAGTTGAAGAAAAGAAAGCAAAGCCTGACTTTGCTGATATCGATGGCGACGGCGATCTTGATCTCTTCATCGGCAATGAAGACGGCGACACCCTCTTCTTCCGCAACACCGCTGCTCCAGGCTCCGCCACTCCCGCCTATGCAGCAGCTGAAATCAATCCCTTTGGACTCTCAGATGTAGGGCGCGCAGCCAGCCCAACCCTCACCGACATTGATGGCGACGGTGATCTTGATCTCTTCATCGGCAATCGAGACGGCAACACCCTCTTCTTCCGCAACAACGCCCCTCCAGGC